TTGCCCTTGCCGCCACCACCGGCCCCGAGTGCCATATATCCGACATCCCCCGGTTCGGCGCCAAAAGCACCGAGAGCACCACCACCACCGATGGCTCCGCCGCCAACGAATCCACCTCCGCCACCACCCATGCCCGGTATCCCCCGGAGAATCTGGCCAGCAGCCGCAGCATCTCTCTTGAGCTGCGTAAGATCCAGCGTCATCCGGAGTTTGAGGTCCCGATTTATGTCCGCCATCTGCACTCCGCCTCGCCTACGGAAGTCAACGGTACTTCTTTACGAATGCATAGATCGCGTTGTTCAAGCTGACCGTCATATCTATCCAGGCATCCCGGACGCGCTTTGTCAGCATGCGATGGCCCTGCTCTGGACTTTGGCTATGCACCTTCACGGTAGGCAGCTTGTGTCGCTCCCACGGCCGCGCTCGGTGGCGCTTTAGCTCGCGGTTAATACGGTCGCGGAATCGTGTCTTTCTTGCCCAAGCCAGCAGGCGGTGCCGCACCTGCATCGTGCCGGGGTGGATCACACTGACATAGTGCTCTTTTACGCCCTCCTCAGCGCCGAGCGCGATGTTGAACGGCCGTGGCCCGTGCTTCGATTCGTAGGCTGGCTGCCGCAATCTGTTGACGACTTCGTATCCGAAGACGGCCTCGCTCGTACTCTTGATGCTCTCGGTGCGAAAGGCTCCGGCGGTCCGACCAGTGAATTCGGGCGTGTCGCCCTTAGCCTCATTCATGATGTGCTTGGCGTAACGATGCACCCGTGGCCGAGCGACACGCCGGAAATCCCCAACCACATGGTTTTCCAGCCGGTCGATCCATTTCGCATGTCTTGGCACGTACTTCGCTTGTAGCATCAGTAGCCAGTCCGTGACCGCTCAAGGTCAGCTCGGTGTTGCTCGTGCCGAGCGAAATCACCGATGCTCTTGCCGTCCCAAAAGTATCGCCACACGATTGTACACCATGCTGGCCAGTCATCTATCCATCTTCCGTCCGGTGCCCGATGGTGCTCCTCATAGTGGTGAGCCTCGCTGATCCGCTCCCCCAGAAACACTGTCATCCAACCGTGCCAGCCGGTCCTGTCGTACGTGTACCGCTCCTCCGCTCCCTCAGGAAACTCCTCGGCCATCCGCTCTGCGTCAAGGGTCCCGTCGGGCAGGTAGTAGTGCTCCGTCACATGCTCGGAGCTGAACTCCTTGCAGAGGTCCTCCATGAATTCGTGGAGGGAGTACCGACGACCCTCGAACGTCAGTCGTCGTCCGTACTCCCTGGCGAGTTTTTTGCTGATTCAACTACGGCATCAGTGATGCGGTACGCACGGTTCGCCATCATAATGATGACAGCAACACCCTTGAACCACTCGAAGAACTCCCTGAGTGCCTTCTTGCCGTCACCGGCCTGAGCGTCCCACTCGAACGCTTCGATGGAGCGGTTACCAGCATCGTCCTTGACAATCTGCGGCAAGCGACAGGCGCGAATGCAGGAGCTGGTGAGAACGCGGATCGCCTTCGTTGGCGTCTCAACCAGTATTTGCTTCGTCCGTAGCTTGTCCTCGTCAATATCGCGCCGACGTTCGTATGTAATCTCCTCGCCGTTCTCATCGACAACTATGTTCTCCGTGCGCTGTTGGCTCGCAGCGAACTCCATCTTCGTCGGGTTACCCACATCATAGAAGCGCACCCAGTACTTCTCTCCGCCTCTCTCGTCGTCGGTTAACTCATCGCCACGAAAGTCGAGCAGCGCGACCCTCAAACGCTCGGCTTCATCATCCTTGGGCTCGTGGGCGAGCGACATTAACACTTGGAGCTGCTCTTGCTGCTTCTCCACCGGTGGGATGGCTTGCTTCAACTCCTCCGCTTCTCGCTCTTCCTCGGTTCTCGCATCAGTCATCGTGATAGTCTCCTCTGGTTGCGGTCAGGTGGCCGTCTTTCACCTCAAAGACGCGCTTGCGGAAGTCGAAGTACCCTTTGACGAGTGATACAGGGTCTTCGATCTCCATCGCTCCTCCGCTGTTGAGCGTCTCGAAGATCTGGCGGGTCCTGTCCGTGTTGTCGAATACCACAACGACGACCTCTTCGCAAACAAGGTAATCGAAGTGGCTATTACAGCCGAGTCGATGCATGACCCAGGCCAGCGGCAGGTCCCTCACCGCGATGGCATCGGCCTGTTCGATGAGTGCTCGCTTCTCCGTGGTTGTCATGTCGCTGTAATGGCGAACGCTTCCGGACCGACGAGCGGCACTGCGAGTTCCGGCTCGCAGGAAAACTTGAAGCGATCTCGTTTCCGTCCTCGGCCGCTTCCGCCCGTGGGCTGTGCCGAACCCGGCATGAGCTTGACATGGTCGAAGTGGCAATTCAGCGTGTTGGCACCGCGTGTGAAGAGTGCGCCGAGCGCTACGTACGTGCCGGCAAGATAGATGTCCAGCATCTCACGATCCCGCGCATTCCGCACGAAACTACCACTGCACTCGGGCCAGCCGTGATTGTGAAGCACCAGCGGCCACTCGCCACCGTCCAAGCGAACGCCGTCCACAAGGCTTTCCACCTTGTTGTCAGTCGTCCATTCCAGCGACTCGAACTCTATGTCCTCCACGATAGCATCCCGGGTGATGGCGCCCTCGCGGTACATGTACGGCAATCCGACAGGCACGACCGCGGGCCAAGTGTACGTCGGCGGATCGGTAGGCTGGAGCTTTGCCCGCAGGTCGAGCCTCACGGTGACGAGTCCTCGAGCCGGTACGTGCCAGTGGCTGGCGGCCACCTTGCAATCCGCGAAATACTTGTGTCGTGTCGCTCCTTCGGAAACTGTGGGACCGCCTAACGGCCCGCTGATGACTAGGACGGTCGCGTACCGACCCTGGGCAAAGACACCGCGATGCGTAGCATCACTCATATCGGTGCCGATCCAGCGCAGCAGCTCCGTGATGTACGGAGCGCCAGGTATGATGGGTACGGTGACGGAACCGCTCCAGCCGGAGAATGGGTCGTAATGCCAGGAGAGCGCACTCTCGCGCGATAGCTGCCTGATCCGGATCGTGTTCCGGCTCAGGTTTAAGTTCTCACCCTGACCCACGAGCGGAAGCCAGTTGTCAACATCGGCAACCCAAGCTGGGCCGTCCAAGGCCTGAATGCCGAAGCCGAACAGCGTCTGCTTCGTAAGTGTTGGCATATCATCATACTATCGTGATCTTGCATTGCGGCACGACATTCGGCGGGTCCTCTCGGCACAAGAAGTTGTAGGTGCTCGTCTGCCGAACGTTCCCGCTCCCGCCCACAGGATGGTCCGGCCGGCTCATGTCCGAGTTGTTGATGGCCACGGTGAAGGTATTCGCCCCACGCGTTGACACCAAGCTCCAGTCCACGCCCTGCCGAGCGAGAAAAGCATCAAACATCGTGCTGTCACGAGGATCTCGCACCGCGGTCCCACTCACGTTCGGGTTGGTCAGATTATCCAGATACTCCGGATAATCCTGGACTTGGATTCGCATACCATCCGCGGAATCCTCGAGCCCCTGATCGACAGTGATCTCGACGCGCTCGTAGTTGATGTCCGCCGCCGCTCCTACGTCGTTGATGTTCACACTGAGCGCGGTCTCACGGTAGTAGTACCCGAGTCCGGTCGGCACCGCGGTCGCGGCAGGCGTCCATGCGTACGGCTTCAGCCCCTCGAACTCGAACCGCGCGCTGATCACTTCACCCTTGGCATAGGTCAGTACGAGCTGTCGGCACTTGCAGTCACACGCACCTACCTTGCGAATGCTACCTCTGAAGAGCACGATCGTGGCCCACTTCGCCTGGTTGTAGCTGTCCCGATCAGTGGCATCCGTGGGATCGGCCGAGGCCCATGTGAACAGATCGGACAGATACGCTGCGCCGGGGATGATCGGGCACTCGAAGAAGCCAGGATACGTGTTGTACGGGTCCCAAACGGCGTGCCGCGAATCCGTGCCACCAGTCTGCAGGTACTCCTGTTGGTGTGGGTCTAGGTTAATGTCGGCGCCGCTGCCGATCAGGGGAATAAAGCGATCGGGCACCTTGCACGTCCCTGGATCGAAGCCATCCTGCAGCCCGAAGCCCAGCACGGATTTCTTGTCCAACATCGGAGGCTTGGTCATGTCAGCCATGGTCTACACGCTCCTTAGACAGCCACGTCCTTATAAGTCTCTCTGCGCTTAGCCATCAGCGTGATATGGAAGATGTCCATGCCGGATTGCCGCCAGCGTGTTTGCTCTGCCTCTTCGAGCTCGCCAGCCGCGGTCAATTCCAGATACTCCGCCGTCCCGCCGAGCGTCCAATCCTCGTTGACCATGTTGTACATATCGTCAAGCCGGTCGCAGAACTCCGCGGTTGGATCATCGAAATCAGACCACTGCCACCAGTGGAAGACGTCGAAATAGTACTGCTCATCCTCCCGGTTGATAACGGTGTCTGGCGCGCGTCGTGTTAGACGGACAAGCAATCCCGGCGTCATGTCGATAATGTTGAAGCGTTCCGGGTTGGCCGTCCATCGCTCAATCACATTCTCAGCCGCGATCTTGAGCGGATGGTCGCCTTTCATGTAGCCGGGGAGCTGAGCATCGCGCAAGCGCACGTACGCCGGATGCTTTCCGGTGATCGTATAGCTATTCGTCAGGGCGCCCACGATCCCTGGCGTCGTACTCTCCATGTCGAATCCCTGGTAGTCATCCCAGACGATTTCCTCGAAATGCCCCTCCCCCGGCGGATTGCCTACGAGCGCTGGCTGCACGATACGCGCGTCAGCGCTCTTGTTCTTCCAGAGCCGATTACCCATGATCGGCGAGCCTACTCCGCCAAAGCGCTCCGCCTCGAGCACGCCCAGTTGGATGCTCTCATCCCCAATGTTGGCGGCCGCCTTGAGCGTAACGCGGCCCTGGAGCAAGTGGCGCAGGCCGCGCAACATAGTCGCCGAATACTGCTTGTCGGTCTCTGAGGGCATTGGCCTATGTGGCGGGGATTAGCCGCCTACGGACCTGGCACGATAGATGACTGCCCAGGTCGCGCACATCCCAGACTTCGTACCACTCGTATAGCGCAATCACGACACCGGCTGCGAATGATGTGCCAGCCTTGATCGCCTGCTCATCGTGTAGTTCGAGTTCGCCCGACCGCACGGCTTTCAGATCCACGACCTGCTTATCGTCGCCAGTCCCGATCTGGACGCGATCATTGAGATGAAACCCGGTCGTGCTGCCATCCTCGACGTTCAACTCCGTGTCGCCAGCCGTAGCCTCAGCAATGAGTCGCGTCCGACAGGGCATCAGCACATTGTCTACATGGCGCTGCAGGAGCCGGCGGATGAGCGTGTTTTCCGTAACACCGATGATTGGCTTGCAGCACATGATGTCGGTGGCCTGGGGGAAACGGTCGAACGCGGCATCCACACTTTCTGTCACCGTTGCCTTGTCGCGGAACCAAGCCTCCTCATCTTTGTTCGTCACATCGGTCATCACGGCAGGATCGGGCAGGAGATCCTCGCCAAGCTGCACGATCCCCGTGTAGACCCGGATTATCGAGTCGAACCTGTAGTAGATCGGTGCTACCATCGAAGTGCACCAGAAGCCGATAGCTGTGTGCCGCCCACCGAGCCGATAATGCCAGCTCCGTTTCGGAAGCTCGTCTCTATCTCGCGCAACTCAGCCGCAAGGTCGCCGAGCGAATAGGAGTACCGACCGCCGCGCGCGCTGTAGTACACATCTGAGGCGCGCCGTTCCGTCTCGTACCCTGGTGCCACACCATATTGAGAATTGGCCGACCGACGGATCCTCCGCAGCAGCATCTGTTCAGCCATCAAACACTGTGCATAGACAAGATCATCTCCCTGATCTGTGCGGGCATCAGACGGGCCCATGAAGGCGCTCGAGTACCCCCACGTCAGCGTCATCGCCACATTCTTGACGCCCACCGACCAGATGCTTAGTGGCCATGCCTTTTGATAATCAGTCGTAGATACCAGCGGCTTGATCTGTACAACACCAACAGCGGTCGGGTCCACACTCGTTGCCGCGACTGTCGAACTGCTGATCGTAATATCGGTAACCGCCAAGAGTGGGCAGAAGCCGAACTTATTCACATAGAGCTTGTCTATGTCCGTTCCGTCGAACTCCGCCTCGACCGCTGTATGGTAGTTGAAGTCAAAGCGGAAACACCGCCGTGCCCAACGCGTCTTCGCTCGGCTCAACGTCCGTTCAAGCAGTCGAGCCTGGGCCTCCGCATCAGCAGTGATCTCGGCCAGCGGAAACCCGATGATCTGGTCTCGCAACTCGTCCACGGTTGCGGTGTAGTCAGTCCCGGCATCCTCTTTGGCCCACTCGATTGCCATATCAGGCCGCCACCTTTGCGATCAACATCTGTGCCGCTCGTGCTACCGCATCCGGCGCATAACTCTTGAGGTCACCGTCGAAGCACGTTGCTTCATCGCTGTCGCTTAACCGCAGCCGGCTATGGTACGGTCCCATGAGCGCGACAAGCGGCTTCCGAAGTGCCCGTCCGATATGCAGCAGCCCGCTGTCGGTCACGATCAGGCACAAGCAAGCATCCATGACCGCCGCGAGGTGGCCGATGTCCGAAGTCTTGCCGATCAGGTTCAGAGTCCCATCGGGCACCGTGAGTGTACCGCGGTAGTGCTCGCCCAGCAGCACCGGCCGCAGCCCCGACTCCAGCAGACGTTCGCACAACGGACCCACGTATGCCGTTGGCCAGTCTCGCTCACCGCCCGAGGCGGTCCCCACATGTACGCTAACGTTCCGCTCGGTTTCCTCCCCCACTTGCGCCCGTGCCCACGCCCGGTCCTCATCGTTGACCTGAAACCAAAGGTCGTAGTTGTCCGCTTTCTCTAGGCCAAGCGCACGAGCAAAGATCTCGATCCGATGCTCCTGCCATTCCGTGTCGGCGTTCATCTCCGGATACAGGATCAGATCCGCGATGCCATCGAAAGGACCATGATGCTGCCGCTCGTCCAGCGCGATGACCTCACGGACATGAGGGAAACCCTCGAGCAGTCGAAAGTAATGAGGGAAGGTGGCGAACACAATCTGGGCCTGTGGATGTCGGCGGACGAGCGAGGCAACCGCGCAAAGCGCCATCATCACGTCACCCAACCCACGGTTCCGCATCACCAGAATTCGCGCGTCCGGTTTCTCTTCCAACATCTCATGCGCGGTGACCCAAGCGAACCCGTGATTCTTCACCAGCCATCGAGCGTCACTGAGTTCACACTGCATCACCTGTCCGCGGGGGACAATATGCGGCTCCGGCATTGTCCCAGGCGATTGCATCCCTTCCGACAGAAGGCAGACCTTAGCCGTCTCCTGGTGGGACACACAACGAACATGCGCCCGGTATGTCAGTGGCCATTCCTGGACCGCGACAGTTCGATCACCAAGCATCCGCTCGAATTCGTCCCAGTCCGGCCGACCGACGCGCTCGCCGCCATTGTACTGAGCCATTCTGCCGTCGTTTCGACAGATCGAATAGCTCGCCCGAAATGCGATCGCAATCTGGGGTTCACCCTCGCCGATCGGCAGCATCTCTCCTGGACCAGTGGGAGCAGGCAGGGGCAACGGGCTTTCGGTGGTCACCGACGGAGGCCCGAGGGCAAGCGCGGCCAACACTCGGGCACGCTCGTCCTCGGACATTCCGCCATGCAACACACTGGCAGGGTCAGTGTGATCGCCGATCACGTAGCCCGCGAACTCCATTATCATCGACCTCGAACCGTGTGCTATTCGCCTTCGGTACTTGACGGCCCCGAGATCGTTTCGGGATGCTTCCCTCGTATGTGCATGTTTAACGCTTGCTGCGGACGCTGCTTGCCCTCCTCCGTTACATATTCGCAGAACGGGCAAGCGATCTGCTGCGGCACGTCGCTTACTTCTGGCTCCGGTTCCGACAATGGAGATGATACGGGTTCCGCCTTCTCAGCGGTCACCTCGCTCTTCACTGCACCCTTCAAGGCGATGACATCCTGGGGAGTCATGCCAGCGGCAATCAGTTCGGCAATGAAGTCCACTGTGGCATCTCTGTCTATCTGCGCCGTTTGCGTATCCTCGGGCGGGCGGTCCATGATCTCGAACATCGGCTTCGTCAGTGCACCGCCGCGATTGTCTTCGGCAGGTGCCAGAGCGAGACTTGCAGCGTTCTCCTCGGTAAGCGGAGGAGCAACAAGTGGCTCCCAGTCCTCCCGCCATGGGATCATCACCACGCTGCCACGCTCGGGCCACTTGTAGTACCTCGGGTACCCCACGATCGCCGGGCGACCGAGCTGCAATGAGAGCGGCAAGAACTCGAAGTCGGCCGCGTCGATGACCGAGTGCATCCCGTAAGATACGCATCCAAGCAGACGAACCCACCGGGGATCAGGTGTTCCCGGCAGGTCACTAATGTGCCCGATCCTGGGAACCTGCTGTGGATCCAATGCTACCAACGCCTGAGCTGGCTGTGCCATCTGTACGCTTGCGTCTGCCATCTGTCTTTCCTCCGTTTCTCGGCCGCTCCGCCTAAAGCGGAGCGGTTCTTAGTTGTCATCCCCAGCGCTCATGCCGCTACGGGATGGCTTGCGGAACATTCGTGGCCAGTACCACGCCGGCCGGCTGACGCCACGCGATGTCATAGCCAGATGAGATCATCACATGATCCCATTTTCCATACTCATAGGGATGTCTAAAGATCGACACCCCGACGATGTTCTGGTTGACGCCCTGCTGATTCAGCCAACGGAAGCCAGGGTTGTATTCTTGCGTCAGGACCATGTAGGTCAAGTCGGCGTCCGTGTGACCGGACGAGGTGCCCGTGCCCACAAGACCAACGGGGATGCCACAAGTCGAGATGATCGGAATGCCGCGGTAATACGGCACATCATCCCGCAGGATGAACGCATCGCCCATGCTGGTGGCCCGCGCCTGCATCAGTCGGACGAAGACTGACTGCAGAACGGGATTGCAATAGAAGCGCCAGCGACCGAGATTCGGGCCATCGCCGGAGTAGTCGCCCGACAACGCCGCACTCTCGCTCGGCTGTGGCGACGCCTTCTGCGTCGCCATCATCTGCCACTGATTCGGCAGGGCGTCGATCATCAGCTCGAACAGCCTGAAGGTGACGACTGCCGCGTTCCAGTTCACCAGGTTCGCGGCGGCGGCGCCCACACGCAGGCCGTTGATCGAGGTGCCCATCCGCGCCGGCCAGCCAGCGGGGTTGGCCGCGGCGGTATTGGACTGCCAGATGATCTCTTCCCCATCCGCGTGCATCCGGTTCAGTCCGATGGCGATCAGGGTGTCGATGAGTTGGCCGTGCTCAATGTTAGTGTCCCGCAGCAGGGTCGTGGCCCGAAACGGAAGCTCAAACATGTGCGGGGTAAACGTGACACGGCTGAATGTGGCGACTGCCTCGTCGCCGACGGCTACTGCCACCGCGTCACCGGCAGAACCAGTCGTGGAGCGCGCTAGGCCAATCGTATTCTCATCTTCCTGGGCGCGATCCAACATCTTAATCTGCGAGGCAGCCAAGGTCGGAGCGGTACATACTGGTGTCCGCCAGAAGCGGTTGCTCTGCTTGGCATTCAACTGCTGTGCGAGAACCACAGGGCTGCCCGCCTGGACAGCCGCCTTCATCAGCGGGGACTGACCGACCATGTGATCGACCATGTCCTGGAGCGACACGCCCTGCTTGTCCAACCTCGCCATCTCCGACAGGTCAGCCCGAGCGTTCAGCACTTCCTCGTCTAGGGGCTGACGTTCACGATCAGCAATCAACTCTTGCGGCATCGATCCTTCCTCCTATCTCCTATTGAAGAGGGGTTATTGCGGCCCGGTAGAGGCACGTGCCTCCTCGGGGCTGCCGAACACACCGCTCGGCGTGTACCCGTCTGCCCACTTGGTGTCCTCTCTGCCCACGCTACCTGTCCCGATCGCCTCTTGGTCGCCTTGAGGCTGGCCCGCGTGCTCGGCGATCAACTTGGCAAGCAGGGTTGCTTTGTCGTCACGCTCCTTCTCTGCAGTGTCTACGCGACTGGCATTCTTGGCAGCTTCCGCCTGAACACCAGCATTAAAGGCTTCACGGGTCAGTCGTTCCCGCTCGTCCGCGGCAAGTTCCGCCACGGGCGGTGTCTCTGGCGCAGCTGGCTCGCCTGCCTTCGCCGTCTCGCCACTGGTCGTGTCGGTTGCTGGCGGCTCCGGCACAGCGCCCGGAGGCGGCGCGGGACTGGCGGGAGGGGCGGCCGGCGGGTTGGTACTCGCCGCAGTCTGCGACTTGACCAACTCGAGGATCGCCTTCTGCGTCTCTCCGTTGTCCTTCAGCACGGCCGCCATGACGTTCCCGACTTGATCGGCAACCTCACGCGCACCGGCGGTTTCATGCGTCGCCTTCAGGGCCTCCAGCGCCTCCTCGGCACTCGGGGTCTCCGTCTCGGTGGTGTCGGGCTTGACTGTTGCGGTCTCACTCTTCGTCAGCCAGTCGATACCTGCGGCTACGGTTTCACGGATCCTACTCATCAGTGTCACCTCTTCAGTATCATCAGAGTCCTTGCTCGTCTCCTGCTTTGCTCCCAGGGGTTCCAGGGAGTTTTCCTTGCCCTTGGCGTCCACGGCCTCGAAGTAGTCCGTCCAATCCGCGTCCTTCACGATCCGACCGCTTGGCTTCAGGTACACCTGGCGCACACGTGTCGCGTCGCCGAGCGTAACACTCCCACCCTCGTCCACGGTGAATGAGCGGACATAGAACATATCCATGTACCCGACGGCCACGGTGTAGTTAGAGTACCGCGTGATGACGCTATTGCTGTCCGGGTACACCTGCACGACCCAGGTATCTTCGTCTAGCATCGCCTCGATCGCGGCCTCGATCTCCTTCACGCTACGGCCCTGGAACTCGCCCTTATCGACACGCTCTTCGCTCGGGGCTGGCGGCGGAGGATCGGCAGCAGGCTTCTCCTCTGGCAACAGCTCGTCAGCCGCTTTCCAGAGATCGGCCTGCCAATCTGCCACCTTGCTATCATTCTCGAATCTGGTCGAGCCCATCGTGTCAAGCTGGGCCGGGTTGTCGGTAAGAGCGATGTGCCTGAGTTCCACGCCCTTGATGAAACGCGTTGGCTTGCCGGTCTCGGGATGCACACCACGTTCGGCATGGGTAATCCGACCGCCAACAGACCAGCCAAACCGATCGGGGTGGCGCCTGATCTCCGCTTCCGCCTTGTTTCCCGTGCTGTCGTCAGTGAAGTATGCCGTGTACTCGAGCTTCTTCCCCTTTTCGACAGGCACGATTTCGCCTTGGAGACCATATCCGAAGATGCCGAGAACACCAACATGATGTCCGTCTTGCAGGCGCACTTCGCGGAGCGCCGCCATGTTCTTCAAGGCGGACTCCTCGATGACCTCGCCCTGTCGATCTAATGAGGTAGACGAGGCGGTAAGGTTGAAGTGCGTGTACTCTTTCCCCGTCTCGTCGCCCGGTAGGGGCGCCTTGTAGAAGTGGATCGGCGCCTGCAACGGGATCTCGAAGCAACCTAGCTCGGCTGCGCTCCTACCCATCTCGCCACCTACCTTCTCACTGATGACGCCGGTTTCGATCAAGTGCGCAAAAGCTCTATCTGCGGCCCCGCGGCTAGTGTATACGCACTTGCCGCCATGGCCGATTTTGAACTTCCCATTGCGACACGCGTATATTGGCATCTTCCATCTATCACCACTTTCAACTGCGAGTTCCTGCCCAGAACGCAAAAGGGCGCAGCGACGGAGGGGAGCGGGGGCTCACCTCTTATCGCTGCGCCCTGAGGCCCCATCCTTGGGGCCGACAGCGCCCTGGTATTGTCGCTACCGGCGGGACCGACAGGGAACCGGTCTGTTCGGGCGATCCACCCTAGCCGGAGCGAACTGCAAGTTGGCCGCTCAACCGGCCAACATCTCTAGCTCCTCCTTGGTGAAGACTCCCCCATCTTCCCAGGCGTTCAAGATGATCTCGCGTATCTTTGCCACAGAGACATCGGATTCCTCGCCCAGTTCGGCCGCTACTTTCTCTGCTACATCGTCGATCGTCCCCGCTACCGCAGCCATGGCCTGGTCGGGCATCGCGCTCCCCCGCGCCTTCTTCTTGGGTGTCCCCAGCGCCGTGCCCGGCGCGGCCGGGTTCGAGGCGTCTTCGCCATCTTTGAGCCGGCCGAGCGCCATCTCTGCCGCCTGAGCAATCATCCGCACGAGCAGACCGCCCTGGCCTGGCACGAGCAGGAATGGCTCGTTTCCTCCCTCGACCGGTGGCAACCCCAGCTTCTTGCGGTACTCATTGATCGTCAGAGCGCCACGTCGCAGCTCCTCCATCCCAACGCGACGCTCCTCATTCTCGCTCGTCCTATCCGCAATCCTGTAGGCCAGCAGCCAGTCCTTCGCGCCCATATCCTTAAGGACGCTGATGTTCCAGATGCCGGCGTAGGCCTTGCCCATCGCCTCATTGTGCTCGACCCAGCGGTAATTGTCCTGAGCCGCGTTCTCGAACCGCTCGCCCGTCGTCAGCACGACACTACGGGGGACGCGGTGGACCATGAACAGCGTGCCGGAGCAGCGCTCATCGTAGTCCAGGAAACCGGCATCTTGCGCGCTGATCGCCCCGAACGTCTCGATGTGACATGTGGCGCCGGAGGGGAGCGTGACAATCATCGCGTTGTGCGGCTCGCCGGCGTGCATCCCTTTGAGCTGCGCCTCAATCGCCTGGCGATCTTGGAGGCCAAGCACGGCGGCGCCCTCAGTATCCTTGGTCTCGAACACGATCATAAACGATGGGTACGCATTGCGGCCAAACCACAGCTCGTTCCAGGTTGCGGCCTTGCGGCCACCGCTCATGTACGTCAGCGCCGACACCCATGCCGGGACACCGTAGTACGGGTCAATCGGTGAGTAGTATGGCCTGAAGTGGATGACCTCCGTAGTGCGCGTATACCCCTTGGCCGCGACGAATGCCGTCGTCTCCTCGCCGATCTTCTCCAGATCGTTCGACGTGCTTGCTGCCAGCTCGAAACCCTTGCAGATCGGCACCCGCACACCGCTGACATCGGGCAAGCCATTTTCGCCCCAGCGCCGGACACAAGGCATCACGGAGAGTTCGCGCGCCTCATGGGCACGCTCAAACCGATCCGCATCGCTCTCCCCCTCGCCCAACGCTCCATTCATCGACTTCGCCACTTCCGTGGCGCTGCGGCCGACACGCTTATAGTAGGCAGCATTCAGATCGCCAAACTTGCGGAAGAACTTCGGATCCTTCCCGAGTATGTACTGGACGAAGCCCCCGCCCTTGTCCTCGCGCCTAATGCGCATGGTATGTGGGGAGAGCGGATGCAATTCCTTGATCGTCCCGTCTTTCTCCCGGATCACCTCGATGAAACCGTTCCCGGTTGCCTCCACATCCATGCCGAGCCGGCGAGACAGACGGGTGAAATCCCAACCGGGTAGCGGCTCGGCGAAAAGCGCGCGAACGGGTTCCAGGAGAGCGAGGTACTTGTCCGTCTGCTCCTTGCTGGGGCCCTTAGGATCTTCCACATCGTAGTCTGCCCAACCATCGGCCTCGCTTCGGTCAGCACGCACAAAGTGGTAGCCGTGACCAAAGAAGTACTCGCACTTCACATCTAGGGCGGTGCGGTGAGCGGGGTGAAGGTCAGCCAGCGTGGCAAGTGAGGCTAGGTCAAACGGCGGCTCGTATGTGTCCGTATCGGATGCAAAGCCAGAGGACCATTGTGAAGCCTTGCTCAGAAGATCGACATCCGGCAAGCCGTCCAGCTTGATCTTGAACACGTGAATCGGCGGAACGGGCTCGGGAGCATTCTCCGCGAGTACTCTCTTAACAGAGCTGTCGATGACATCGTCGCGGTCGCTCATTGGGCTCGCGTCCCTGCTCTGTGTTCCCGCAGCTTCCTGCCCAACTCACCCATCCATGGCTCGAGGCGCCTGGCCTCTTGCTCGTCCACATTCAGAACTGTATGAACATTGGCGAACGGGTTCGTCCTCTGTGTGCTCACACTACCAACGCCCAATCGCTGTTCTTCCTCGCGGGCAGTCTTGTTCCATTCACGCACGGCTTTCTGCTGGCCTGTTAAACCCAGGACTTCGATCGCTATCTGTCTAGTGCCGTGCGGCCTGCCGACAGTCGCGATCGCGCAAGCGTCAACCGTATCGTCGTGCCCGCCCTTCCCGTAGCGATCCATTTCAACGATCAGCGTGCGCATTAGCTTGATGCTCCGGAGGTCACCGTACGGTATGATGATACCCCCCGTCCGAACCTCGTAAGCGAGAGCGGCGCGGATCACCTCCGTCTGATCCTTGGTCTGCGGCCGACGTAGTTTCCCTTCTGGTACACCAAGTGCGCCCTCGATGTCAAGGCCAATGTAGCTTTGGAGAGCATTTCCTTCGACGCAGATCAGGTTCGGTTGGTAGGCGGCGTGCCATTCCCTGAAGATGTTGCGGAACTCCTCCGGCTTCCCACCGCGGAAACGAATCTGGTCTAGGATCACACGTTTCCCGCCCAACGCAAATCCCCAAAGCTGGATCACTGTGTAGCAGGCCCGCTTGCTGGTCGAGATTGCGAGATCGCAGGAGATCACACGATGCAGGTTGGCCGGGGAGAGCGACCCATCATCGTACGCATTCTCGTACATATTCCAGAGATCGCTGCCGGCAACCGGCATGTGCCCAGGCCACAAGACGAGCCGAGGAACGGTCCATTCCGAATCGCCCTTTACCCGGCGCTTGCCGTTGGCAAGACACTGCGCCTCGATGATGCGCATGTCCATGTTCTTGTCGTCCGGGTTTATGGGCTCGCACTGATAGTCGGCCCAGAATGTATCTCCCAGAACCGCCCCGCTTCCCTGTTCGTCATCGTCGTAGTTGTCGGCAAAGGCCTCCTTCATCAGCATGAAGAATGTGCGCCGATCGTCGGCCTCTGGATAGCCACCGTACTTGTTCCAAAGCGTTCGCGGCTCGGAGGCCAAGTTGTCATAGTTCGGCGTACCGTCTTCATTGAACCAATCGAGATCCTCATCATGCCTATCAGGCCAGATTTCTCCGTTCTCGCCCGGCAGGATCGAGGCGTAATGCTTGTACAACCAATTGTGGCGTTTCTGCGCCTCCCGAGCAATCCGCATCCCTGGGTCATCATAGTGGATCGGGGTGCAGATGGCGATCGTCAACGCCCTGCGTGGTACGGCCGAGCGCTGCAGACGCGAACGGGCCTCTGCCATCTTGCCCGCCACTTTCGCTCGTCCGGCGGCCGTATGGCAGTTCGTCCGGCTTAGAGGATCGTCGAAAATCAGGATATCGCAGCGAACGCCACGGAAATCTGTCTCTGCGGAAACAATCCGAATCGTGGGATCGCCCCACATTGCAGTCCGTGTGCCAACGGTGATCGCGTCCTTCGTCCAGTCCTGGCGCCCGGAGGCCGTCTTGTGTTTGCTTGGCCGCAAATCACCGAATACCGTCTTGTAGCGATGATCTGCAAACTGACCCTGGAGTTCAGCAATCCATCGGTCGGCTACGCCAAGGCTGTTCATAAACACTACAATGCGCAGGTTAGGGTCCCAGCCAAGCCGCCACGCAATGTAGCCCTGTAGGTACGATGTCTTGCCAAAGCCTACTGGCGCATGGATCAGCAGTCGCTTGCTAGGATGTTGCCACAACTGCGGCTCAAGTAGATCACACCATTCCATCTGAAACTGGGGCAATTCCGTGGGCTTGTTCCAGTTTAGCTTCTCCGCCTCCATGGGAAGACGCACGGAATACATGAAGTAATCGTACTGCCCATGTACTCGCGCTATGTGCTCTTGCATAGTTGGTGATAGCTTGCGCCATTCATCTGGCTGGCTAACCCAAAATGCACATAGCGGGATTTGCGATGACAGCATTGCCTCATGCTCAGGCATCCGCATCCTCTTCTATTAGGTCCTCATCGCCCTCCGGCAACCATGCTGGCCGCATATCATCTGGAAATGTGACGTTATCAATCGGAGAAGCGGCCTCGCCCGAGGTACGGATGTCTATCTGCTGGTCGCCACCGCTGATTACCTGCACGATCGTCCCCATCTTCTGCTGTTTGAATAGCTCCATCCTAGCACGCGTTTCGAGCGCGTTCTCTTCGATGCGCCGCTTCTCCAACTCGTAGAACTCGTCCCTCTGATCCAAGCTGCGGTCCATCTGTACCCGGCGCGTCTCCTCGCTGCCCAGCCTGCCGAGAGCTTGAACTTGGGTGGCCTGCATTCGCGGATCGTCCTCCATCCAACGAGCCTGCTCGCGCAGGCGCCAGCGGACCTCGGCATCATCCTCGCCAAACCGTAGGGCGCGAGCGCTTCTGAGGGCTTGGAGGAAGGGAATATCACCATCATACAGCAACCGAATGCGCTCCATCGGGATACGACAGCGTTCCGAGATTGTACGCGGAGGCATCGCCGCGTATCCCCACAGCAAGGCGATAACATAGGAAGCAGCATCCAGGCCTTGGGGCAGGGTTCCGTCACGCAGTCGATCCTCGACCATTTCTTTGCAGCGGAGTAGCCACTCGCGCTCGACCTCTTTGCGTGCTGCCTCGAGCGGCGGCATGGATTCTATGCCGCCGGGCAGACGAATTGGGCGCCGCATCCCCTGCTCGCGATGCAGTCGCTCAATCGGCGGCCGGACTTGCTCGGGAAGTTCGTCGGGAGGAGCGTCGAGTTCTGCGTTCTTCCTCCCGATCAGCGATCCGTCACGGGCCCGCCAGCGTTTGAGAGGAGTGGCAATATCGAGGTCTTGGAGGATCTGGCCGTACTCTGTCGAGTCGAGGGCATCCTGTACGCGCCGATCGGGCAACTCGGCGATAGCAGTGTCGATCACCGCGAGGACGTCGTCTTTCGCATCCATCTTAGGGAATCGATAGCACAGAATGGGGCAGCTGTCAAGTCTGGCCGGCTCGTCCGATAAAGCGACAGCCACCCCAGAGGGTGGCTGTGAGCCCATGCCCTTGCATGGGCGGGTCTCTGGTGGGGGCGGCGGAGTCTTACCGCGACCTCGGGCTGATGGCCCGCGCTCTTTTCAATGCTGCGCACTAGCGCGCTAGCAACGCCCTGAGCTACGCCCCCATGTGGTAGCGGGAGCGGGGATCGAACCCGCGTCACCGCAACTACGCCAAAATAGTCAGCCCGTAAATCGAAGCCTGTGTACGGAGTGTCCCGTGCGTGATCCTGAGCGACACGCTCCCGCCCTCATCGCCGACCACTAGGGGGACGAGGTTCTTGTGCGCGGTCTTCTTGGCGATCGTTGCCTTGAAGCCTATCCCCGGCAGCCGGCCGCGATGGATTACGGTCGTCCCGTTCAGCAGCTCCCATCTCACGCCCTCGGCGTCGCCCATTACGAAGAAGCCGAAGATCAGGTGTCGCTCCTGCGCCGAGGCAGCCTTCGTCGCCGTTACCGTGTTGTCGGTGGCTTCGGCCTCTTCGGTCCAGTGCTGGTTCTGCAGATCCTGCTGGTGTTCCGGTCCATGGACATTCATGCTGACGCTCCGACCGCCGCTACCCGGGGATACTCAGTCCGTAGATCGAGCCTGCGGCATAGATATTGCTGTTGGCGACCACCAGAGAAACATCCCCGCCGCTCGTGCCCAGGAGGAGCGGAACGAGATCCTTTTGGGCATCCGTCTCGGCAATCGTTTCCTGCGACCCAAGGCCCGGTAGTCTCCCGCGGTGGATCACCGTCGCGCCATCTAACAGCGACCACTGCAGATTCTCATGGTCGCCATTGAGAAAGAAGCCGAAGATCAGGTGGCGCTGGCCGTCTATGCCATTCTTCGTCACGGTTACTGTCGCCGCTGCCGCTTCGGCGGCCTCGCTCCAGAACTGATTCTGGAGATCCGCCAAGTATTCTGGTCCGAGGATATTGGCCATTGCACCGCCTCCATCGTCTTCGCTCGTGACTCGCGAACACTGTACACAGACGCGCCCCGGCTGTCAAGCCGGGGCTGCTCATCCACCAAAGAGAGACGCCCGCGGTGCCCCACGAGCGTCTGGAGGGTTGACCAACGGGAGTGTCTGGGCTCCCGCGCTTTAAGCATACCCACTCTCGCTCGCGCCTACGCGCAAGCGAGAAGCGGGACACATCTGGCAGAGGGTGTGCTATTACGCCAAAGGTCGGCTACCCCACGTCACGGTTTTCGGATTCGGGGCTCCACCGGGTATTACCCCGTGCCCCTGCGCTACGTACCCTAGTGCCCTCGCCTGCCGCCGCGTCGACTCACGTTAGGGGTTCGGTTTCGCTAGGCGGAGG